CCGGGTGTTCATGATTTCAACTGTAGAGTCAATTTTATAAATAAAGGATGATGATAAAAATAATATTTTTTATCAATCAAATCCAAATAATTAGCTAATTTAACTCCCAGGAGATTCCATTGTTCTAATAAGTAGTTATAAAGTACTTCATTAGACAATGATAAACCTCATGACCGATTAAGGCCATGGAAGGTAAGTATGAACGCTCGGATGATGGCTGATTGTCGATGCAATGGTTTATTCAACCACGAAATCGATTTCCAGCCACGCCCTCCGATTTTAAGCGCTGTAGGAATGCTTAGTTTGTATTTTAACGCAAACTGAACCATTGAAACAACACTTTTTAAAGCGGCGTCTAACTCCGATAAGGAGATTGGTGAAACATCTACCATTTTCCCGTTTACTCGGACGAAGAATCGTTTAGCGAATTCAAATCCAGATCCATTTAAGGATATGATTGATTTCGATAAATTAACTCCTACCCCGAGTTGGGACATGATTCTTAAGTACGCTTTAGCTACTTTGGATGATGCTATAACAATATCATCACCAAGTAGGGCGTACCGTTTGAACCATTTCCCAAGTGGTACTATTCCAACTCGGTATGCCGCAAATTGCACAATCAAATGATGTGTTAATGCGAGCATAGCCCAGGAGGATAAAGCACCCATTGGTTGCCCAACGGAATAACGGATGAATGAGTTCATAAGTTTAAAATCTAAATTTTGAACATTATGTCTCAATTCTTTCAAGTACGGAACTCGATAAGCTCTCTGAATTAACAGAAAAGCTCAATGAGAACCGAACTCGACAGAGTTCATCAATTTTGACATCAGAATTATCTGAATAGAAATGGGTAGTCTATCTGTGGCGGCTGTTAGATCCAATGAAAACAGTGTTCGAGCTTTGGATAAGAAACCCAAAGGTCGTAACTGATTGAAAGTACCATCCATACGGATTCTTCGAAGCAATTTGAAGATTCCAATATGGATGGGTCTCAATAATCATTGAGTCCAGCAGTCAACCATAGCAAATATTCTAATTTTCCCTGCAGCCTCAACTTTTGCACCTAATTTCCCTAAATATTTATTAACCTGGAAACCAGGCATATAAAACATAGGTGAAACTAAGGCAGAAGCCGGAGCCGCAAAGAAGAAATTCTGAAGAAATGAAGGAATTGGATAGAAGTTCATTATAAAAATGAAACTCTGTCTCAATTGACTAAATTTCTCCGAATTCCATACGAAAAGAGAAGTGTATGCTGTCATGAAATGACTTGAAAAAGGTGATAGAAATCCGTATCTCTCAGACCCAAGGGTCTGAGGAGATGAAGAGTAAATCCCAACGGCTTTTACAGCCGGAAGGATACTCACGAAATCGACACCTCTAAAAGGTCTCATTAACATTCTAACGAAAGTGGGAATGAAATTAGTTAAGTCCAATATTAGAGCTTGAGGTATCACTACCCCCGCTTTAAGTATCGAACTTAATTTAAGTTCACCAACATACTCGATAGATCGATAGAGAGATAACACCGATAAAATAAATTTTATCAACGTTGTATCCCCATTTAACATTCTCTGTCGCACAAACAATGGGAGGAATCTAGGTAAACCAGTTCGGGATCGAGATATTCTCGGCCCTAGTTGGTCCACTTTATAATTCGACAATGTCTGTTGAATTAGAATTGTTGCCGATTTAAGATACAGAACAAGGCCTACTCGGCCTTGGGTCTGCAATACCCATCGGAACTGTTTAAGTAACAGTACAGAAATTACTACATAAGTCGTGGAGAGTTTTCCACCGCATGATAAGACCAATTTATTAAATCGGCTTACTAGCG